GGACGACGCCTTCGGCGTTTCAGAACGGTAGACCCCACCTTTGGTGCCCTCAACCTTGACTCGTGGTTTGGGCGGTGCAGGCTCCCGTGCACTGCGAAACACTCCGCCCGTCTTGGGTGGCTCGGGGTACATCGAAGGTTCCTTACGCTCAGGAGCCGCTTTGGCCGCTGCACGACGCTCCATTGCGCCCTTGACGGCTTCGCTCGCCTTCGATGCTGCACCCTTGACGGCTTCGCCCGCCTTCGATGCTGCGCCCTTGACAGCTTCGCCTGCCTTCGACGCCATACCAGCGACCTTCGGAGCTGCTCGCATAGCCCCTCGAACAGCCAACGGCGCAGCAAGCGCACCCGACGTGGTCAGCAGTCCCATCTCCAACGGGCTCATCCGACGCTCAGTCGAAGCAGCCGGTGCCTTGGCACCCCCTGCGCCCTTGGGGATCTCTGCGCGCCCAGAAGACGTGTCCTTGTCACTGGCCGTCCTGCCTGCGGCCATACCGCGCCCTGAACCCGCAGCGGCTTTGGCACCGATTTCCCGGCCCTGCTCCTCAACAGTCTTGGTGCTGTAGGACTTGCCATTGAACGGGAAGGTCGTACGCCCTTCACGCTTGGCTTCGTTGAAAGCCTTTTGGAACGGAGTCATAGTAGCCATTTCACACCATCCTTCCCTTGGTATGGCCTTTGACAGCGCAGCCATCAGCGCGAGTCACGCCACCCTTGGCGTATTTCTTGGGGAACGGCCCTGCGGGCTCCGTCACCATCTGTGGCGTGGGATCACGCAACGGACGCCGCTTGGACGGCGGCACAGGGGGTTTCAGCTTGGGCTTCGGCTTGGACTCCCCTGCGGGCTCCGTCACCATCTGCGGCGTGAGATCTTTCATCATGCACTCCAGTTGGGTCAGCCCGGGTTGGGGCGGTTCTTGAGATTGTCGATCTTGGCCTCTAGCCTGTCAAAGCGTTCGAGCAACTCTTTCATGTCCTGACGGAACTCTGCACGGGTGAGATGATCCCGCGCCACCTCTTCCCGGGTCCGGTTGAGCAGGATACTGAGCCGGTCGAGTTCACGGAACTTTGCAGCCATGAAGAAGGCCACCACGCCCAGAAGGACAGTCAGAAGAGTGTTCCAAAGGAGAGTTGCGTCCATTTCAGCAGTTCCATGCTTTTCTTGCCTTGCGCAGCCGACTGTTCGGGTCCTTTGCCGCTTCGGGAAACATCTTAGCTTGCCCCGCAGACCGCGCACAGAATGACTTCCGTCGGGCTGCATCCTTCTCGGTCTTTGGGTTCGGCGCGGGTGGTTTCAGCCCCGGCTTGCCCGGATTGGCCGCGTTGTAGGACGCACGTCCTTTGGCGTTCAAACCCCCTTTGGGGTTCTTGCCTTCCTTACGCGTCCAAGCGGGTGTCTTAGCCATACATCACCGTGGCGGTGGTACCGGTACCCGTGGTGGCGTAGATACCGTTTTGGGCAAGAATGCCCTCGCCAGGAAGCAGCATGTACAACGAGCCTGCCGCCGCTGCGGGAGTGAACGTGAACAGCGTGGGGCCACCATTGCCGTCAGTGATCGTCAATGCGCCTGCACTGGCGGTGTACGTCATGGCAATGGCTTTGATCCGGGACCGTTGCGCTGTGATTGCCGCGCTCGCGGCTGCGCCAACTGAACCTGAACTGACGTCAGTCTGCATCATAGGGAACTCCGATAGGAGGACGCCCCCGAAGGGGCGTCAACGTCAGTTCTGGAAGGTGGTCGGGTTCTGCGAACCGTCCGGAGCACGCTGGACGTAGCTCACCGTGATGACAGCCCGCCCTGCACCCGCCGCCACACCAACCGCGTAGCGCACGAAAACCGACGTGTCTGCCGCAGTCGAGGTCTGCCAAGCAAGCTGCGTTGCAGCCGTGGTCGTACCCCGAAACCGCCCACCGCCCGTGGTGGCAACCGCCGCCATCAGTTCCGCGCCACCCGAAGTATTGCCCACCGACACCGTCGAAGTCGAAGACCCGCCCGGGACCACGACTTGATCGACCGTGATGTCCACAATCTGCGAACCCTGGGGCAGGATACCCAGCGGTAGATCCACGTTGCCCGCGCCTGCCGTGATAACGCCCGTGTCGAGCGACTGCGTCAGAACAGCAAGACCCGTGTTGCGGCCAGCGCCGTAACGCTGCGTGCCCGAGCGGATCGGGCCGGAGAAGGTCGAAAAGGACATGGTGGTTCCTCAATCTGCACCCGCCGTCCTTGAGGGAGGTCTGCCGAGTCAGTCGGCGGGCTGTGATGGTTCTCGGTGGCCCGTTCGGGCATAGCCCGAGCCTAGCATACTCGGGCCAAAAAGAAAAGGCCCCCGAGGGGGCCTTGGATCTCAGCGGAACCGATCAGCTTGCGCCGGGGGAACCGTAGACACCCAGCGGGTCGGACCAGCCGAACGAGTAACGCTCGCGGGCCTTGTAGCGGTTGTTGCCGGTGTCGAAGTCGGTGTCCATGCTGGTGGACATCGGCACGCGCACGAAGTGCTTCAGACCGTTCGGCACGTCAGTGGTCAGGAACCACGTGTTCGGGTCGGTCAAGAAGTGGTTGGCGGTGTACCCTTCCGGGATGCTGCCGTTGTTCTTCAGCGCGTTGATGTCGTTGTCGGTGGTGCCAACACGGAGGTTGGTCTCCAGCAGACGGGTCGCGACGAACATCAGAGCCGGGGGGATGATCAGCTTGCGGGGCTTGGCTGCGATCAGCAGGCCACGCTCATCCGTCCACGCAGCGATCTGGATCACTGCGTTCTCCAGCGCGGTCTCGTTCAGGTCCGTAGCCACCGAAGGACGGTTGCTGTTGGTACCACCGGAGACCAGCGGGTGGGCTGTGCTGAACAGCGAAACACCATCACCACCCGGGAAGGCAGCGTTGAAGCCGTTGTTCAGGATGTTCGCAGCCTTGACCTGCTTGCTGTAGGCCATAGCCCGGGCCAGCGACTTGGTGTAGCGCGTGCTCAGACTGTCGTACAGGTTGTCCTCCATCGCCTCTTCGGTGATGGAGAAACCCATAGCCACCGTCTCGTGGTTGTAACGAGCGGTCCAGGCTTCCTGCGCATTGTCATACGCAATCGCTTGGCCTTCGTTCTTCACCGGAGCGGCGCTGAAGCCGGAGAGCTTGGTCTCCTCCTCGAAGGAACGGTCGGAGGTCTCCGTTTCGTAGATCTCCTTGTGCTCTTCGGCGTAGCGCTTGTACTCCATGCCGAACAAGGCGTTCAGGCCGGGGAGAAGCTCCTTGAGGAGCTGTGCACGAGAAATTGCCATGATTCAGACTCCTCAGATCGCCACAGCGACTTGGTAGGCGTGGTAGCCGAAGTTCCACTTCAGCAGCACTTCGGGGTAGCCGACGAAGGTCAGCGTCACGGTGCCCGATGCGGTGGCGTTGGCCGACAGGGTGACAGACGTGCCGGAGACAGCAGCCACCACCGTACCTGCCGCGATACCAGTGCCCGTCACGAGCATGCCCGTGCGAACGTCAGCGTTGGCAGCGGCCAAGGTGACCGCCGTGCTGCCGCTGGTCGTGGTCCCGATGGACTGCGTCGTCAGCTTGGTGTCTTCCACCAGTTGAACGATGCGGAACGGGGTCGTGGTCAGCAGGCGAGCGTTGCCCGAGCCGCCCATCACGCCGACGTTTGAGTTGCCCGCCGCATTGGCGTTCACACCCGTGTTGGCGGTGTTGGTGGCCATCGTGGACACGTTCGTACCCAGCGACAGGGCGCTGACGGCACCGGCAGTGATGGTCGAGCCACTGGTGTAGCTGATCACCGCCGCCTTCATGATGACGTCGGGATCATCGCAGACGTAAGCCACAGCGTCCGGGGCGACCGTACCGTTGGCCCAGTACTGGGAGCGGATCTTGCCGTAGATCGGACCACCAGCAGGGCTGTACTCGCAGCCCAGGAAGATGCCGAGCGTGCCGCCCGTCTCCGCCGCAGCCGAGTTGTACGCCAGACCAGAGGTGATCAGCGTGCCGGTGTTGGTGAACTTCACCGGATCACCGAAGAAAAGACCGCCGCCCGACACACCCGTGGTGTAGCCAGAAGCGATCGGGATCATCCGCGTCGAACCTGCGAAGACTTGTCCGCCGATCAGGTTCTGCGGAATCAGGCCGTAAGGCCGATCAACAGAGGGGTAAGACATGATTGCTCCTATCAGGAACCGTTACCGAAAGACCCACGCGACGAGCTGCTTTTCTGTTCAGCAAACAACGGCATGCGAGGATCACTTTGACTGGTGAACTTGGAGTTCACAGAATGCGCCTGACTGTTGGTCATATCAGCGTAGTGGGTAGTGCGCTGCTGAACCATATCCTCAGGCATCTTGCAAAGCATCAGACCGCCGATCTCGATGTTCCCCGTCTTGGCGTTGGCCTCGTATGCCAGCTCAGGGTGATCTTCTGCCTTGACGGGCTCGTAGCCCTCACGCAGTCGTTGCGACACATTGGTGGGGTTCGCTTCCCCCAGCAGATGCGTCATCACCCACCGGAAACCCATGCCGGGCTCCAGAACCGGTTCAGGGAGCGTAGAGGCAGGACGCCAACGACGCTGCGTCTTCTCGCGGGTCGCGAGTTCTCGGGGCGTGCGGGTCTCAGCCATTCTGTTGCTCCAGTCGTGCCACGTTGCGGGCATACTCTTCCAGGGGGACGCCGAGGCGTCGGGCGATTGCTACTTGCGATTGCGTCAGCTTGATCTTCTTGGCTGACGTAGCTCTTTGCGTCGGTGCTACGACGGTTTGAGGCCGTTTGGCCGGTTCGGACTTGGGGGTCTCGAACTTGTCGGGGAAGACTTGGCGTAGCCGAGAGTCGATGGTATCGAAATACTCTTTCGACCCCGGGTTGTACCCGGACTTGACGAGCTTGTTGTGCACGCCCATCGCGAGACTCGTCATCTCTTCGTCTTCACCGAACCACGGGTTACGCTGTTTCCAAGCCTCTGTAGCTGGATCGAGTTGAGTAACCGGCGCTTGTTGCGAGGGCTGTTGAGCAGGAACGTTATCACGTTGTTCAGCAGTTTGCAAGGGGGCAGGCTTGAGTGCTTTGGCACGCTGCTGCATGAACACCGCTTCGTTCAGCTTGGTCTGTGCCTCGACAAACGCCTCAGTATCCCCAGCTTCGTGTGCAGCTTTCAGCGCAGCCTTGGCCTTTTCGACCTCAACTTCTGCGAGCCGCTGTGCTTGGGAAACGAACGCCCCGGTGCCCTTGTCGAGCTGTCCTTTGAGCTTCTTGTTCTCCTCGAACAGCATCTGGGCAGCGCGGATGGCCTCTTGGTTCTGTCGCTCCAGTGCCTCCTTGGCACGGCGCTCGTCGTGGCGAGCGTGCGTCAGTTCCTTGATCCGGGCGCGGACTTTCTCGCCGTACTGCTCCAGTTCGTCGTCCGTGGGCTCAGCCACGGGCTTCTCCAAGGGCTTGCGGCCCCTGTCCTGATCGGGGGTGTCATCGACAACCTCGATTTCGCCTTCATTCTCGACCTCGAACTCCACCTTTTCGGTGGCTTTGTCGTCCTTGGTCTCGATCTCGTCGGGGAATTTGAACTCAGCCATTGGTGCTCCTTACGCTCGCGTGATACCACGGGGGTCTTGCACCACGGCTTCCACCTGATCGTCGTTGATCAGACGGAACTCACGACCGTGGATCTTGAACCGCGTACCCGCGTAGGCGCGGGTGATGACGAAATCGCCCTCCTTGCACCACGGACCGCTGGGGAACTTGTCCATGTCGCCGTAGGCTTGGGGTCCAGCCTTGAGCACGAACAGCACCACGGTGCTGTGCTCTTCGACGCGGACGGTGGTGTCGGCCTTCAGGATGCCGCTCTCGTACTTGTCCTCCACCTCCGGGAGGGCGCACAGTAGCTTGTAGCCCGAGGGTTCGGGGAGCTGCTTTGCCTTCTCGGAATCAGGCAGGTCGTTGGTCTCGTCGTTCATGGTTCACTCTCGCGGGCAGGTTGGCACCGTGGCTTGCCCGAGCACCACGGCGGGGGTCCGGGCCACTGGCCCGGGGAGATCAGTTGTCGTTGCGCTTCAGCACCTCGACCATGTCGAGGAGTTCGCGTTCGGCCAGAGCCAAACCGTGGATGACGCCGCAAGCGTAGCGGTACTCACCGAAGTCCTTGGCGGAACCTCCGGCGATGTTGTCGGCGAGGTCGTTGAGCTGGGTTCTGATCTTAGTGCGCAGCACCATGAGAATTTTTTCGTCCATGTTCAGCTCCCGGGGTTACCGTTACGGTTAGGCACGGGGCGCGGGCGAGAGGCTTGGATCACCTTCACCGCCCTATCCGCATCCTTGGATTGCTTGTCCATGACGGTCTTCATGGTGGCCTTACGATCCTCAGAGGCGAGACGTTCACGGTCGAGGTTCAGTCGTTCCATCGCCACTTGGTAATCCATCGCGTCATTTTGTGCTTTCCGCTGGCTGTCGCGCTCCTTGAGCTGCAACTCCGCCTGAGCGATCTGAAGCTCGGGGTTCTGGGCCTGCTGCTGTGCAGCCTGTTGCGCCGCCATCGCTTGGTTCATCATCAGTGTGCGTTGGGCAGCGGCAGCGACCAGCGGAGCCAGGGCCTTCTCGTCGTCCATCGTGATGGGAGCGGTGTCGTCCTCGTCCAACGCGGGCAGCGGAACCCCGAGGGACATCTCGATCTGTGCCCGGTACGAGAACCCAGCGTGCTCTGCGATGTGGGCCATGAGTGCAGCCATCATCTGCTGTGCCATCGGGTTCTGGCCGATGGCCATCGCGATCTTCGGGTCCTGCATGAACGACTGGTGCGCGGCCATGTGCGCCTCGTGGTCTTGGTACGCGAAGGCCTTGACGGGCTTGCCGCGCAGCACGTTCATGTTCTCGGTGATGGGGTCCTGGGGCTTCTGGTCCTCGGGCAGCGCGACCAGCTTGTCGGCGTTCTTGATCCCCAGCACCTCCAGCATCTGTCGGTGAAGCTGTGGCAGGTTGTAGATCTGCGGGGCCCCTTGGGCAAGCTGGAGAGCCGCTTGGTACTGCACCACCCGCTGGCTCATGGTCGCCGCGTTCGGGTCGCTGACCGGGATCACCTCGACCAGGGAGTAGTCGCTCTGCCGCGCACGCGGCACCGCCGTGTCGGGCTCGTAGTCGTAGCTGGCCGGAGCGAAGTCGGCAATGATGGCCTTCAGGAGCTTCAGCTCCTGCTTCATCGCGTAGTGCATCCGCGCCTGCACCGCCGACATGATCTTGAGCTGGCGCTCCAGCAGCGCCAGCATGGTGCCCACCGGGGCCTGCGCGGACATGTCGGAGACCTTCAGGTCTGCCGTGGCAGCGAACCGCCGTGCCTCGTCCACGATGCTGCCCAGCAGCGTCAGGAGCGTCTGGGACGGCTCCTTGTAGGGCAGGGGCATGATGTTGTCGCGCACCGTGCCGGAGGGCACGTCGACGTCCCTAAATTCGCCCGGCGCGATCGGGGTATCGTCCCCTTTGATTCGGAGGCCACGGGACTTGAGGCCCCCTGGGAGGTTTGACAGAGTCCCCGCGTCGACCAACTGGCGGGTCAGGCTCGTGGCGCTCTTGGCCGCGCCTCCGATGAGGTGGATCAGACCGAAGCCATACGCACCGAAGCCCGGGATGTACTGGTAGTGCACGAAGTGCTGACGCGCTTGGTGGGTCAGGTCCCCTTCAAGCCAGTTCCGTCGAATGGCGAGAACTGCACCCGTGTCCTTGATGATCGTGACGACGTAGGGCCGCTCGATGGCAGTGGGGTTGCCGTCCTTGTCCTTGTGCTCGTCGCCCGGGATGCTCAGCTCGACGTGGATCTCCAACAACAAGAACCGATCGTCATGAGTGGCGGCGAAGCCGGTCTCCTCATCCTTGCGTTTTTGTACCTCATCAATGTTCTTGCTGGGCTCACCAATGTCGATGTCACGGTAGAACCTGGCGTTCTGGAGACGCAAGATCTCGTTCTTGGTCTTCCTCATCCTGTGCGTGATGCGTGGGCACGAGGTGAGTTCTGACGTGCCGTAAGGCAGGATGATGTCTTCAGCAGGGATAAAGGTCGAGACCTGACGGTCGAGATTGGGGTCGTAGTAGACCTTCTTGAAGGCAGATCCTGCGATAGGCAGGTTCCACAGCAGCTTCTCGTGCTCAGGCCGGTACTCCACCATGACTTCCGTCAACTGGTAGTTCATATCGTCCTGCACCCGCGCTGCGGCTTCCTCCTTCTCCCGTGTCTGCTTGCCAAGGATCTTGGCCTTGACGGGGCCTGCGGCAGGGAACAGCTCAGTGATGGCTTCGCTCTGGAAGCGCACGACAGCTTCCGTCAGGATGGGGGAGAAGACGCCGCACGCGCCGCTCCACGGTTCCGTCCGTTCCTCATACTTGAGGCCCAGAAGTTTCAACCCGTTAGCGTAGGTCTCCTCCCAATCCTTCCGGGAGTTGATGTCGTTGTCGTAGTCACCCAACAGTCCCCCGGATACCTCCTCCAACACCGCTTCGTCAAGGACCTCTGCGAGGTTGACTTCAAAGTCGTCACCTAGGTCATCATCTCCCGGCACGAGAGTGATCTCAACACCCCCGGTGTCGACCGTGACACTGTCCGGATTCTCGACCTCGATTTCAATGGCGGGCTCATCGCCCATTACCTCCGGCAGGGGCGGCACGCCCGTCGAGTACAACGCTTTGTCAATGTTGGTTGCCATGAGGGCTCCGAAAGGATGTTAGGAGTGGTGTTAATAGTACGCCGCTCTGCGGGCTTGAAAGTGCTGAGGTTCGCGGAAGTCAGATGGCAAGCCGATGAGGCCCCCTTGGCGGAAGCGCGACAGCGCCATCGAGGTGCAGTCCACCATGTCATCATGGGACCCGAAGGGGAACGCTACGCACTGCTCAATCACTTCTTCAGCCCACCGTCGTCCCTCGGGGTACCAGACCATGCCGCTGCGGATGATGTCAGCCACGGCGCTCAGACGAGCCACTTTATCACCGGTGCCACGGTGCGGCGTAAATTCTTGCACCGGGATACCCATACGGCGC